CTACGACTTGTAAAGATACCAAACACATTATCTGCTGTATTAATCTTACTGATACCACCTGCAATATGACTGTGGTCAAATTCAATCTCATCTACCGCACTACGATTCAACTGACTAGCTGTAACCATCAGTATACCCATCTCTTTTGAAAGATTGCGTAATTCTTCAGCAACATACTTGTCTTTGATAAACTGATCGTTGGGATTGACTTTAACAGAGACCGGCATTACTAGATCCAAATAGTCAATCATCACAAAGTCAATTCTAATCCCTGTTTGAATCTGCACTTCTTTTAAATATGCACGGATATCATTTACATTACTTTGTGCAGGTAATCCTTTAACACGATATTGTCCTGCTTTCTTACCAACCATCTTAACCTTAAGTTCAGTTGATCCAATATCTTTCCGAATATCTCTTGTACCCATATTAGTTAACATTGCATCTGTCCGCAAACTAGTTAATTCTTCACTCAATTCTAATGTAACATATACTCCGCTCATCCCTGCTTGCAGCCAGTTCAATGCTATGTTCATCATTACCAATGACTTACCTGAACCCGAACCACCTGCAAAAATATTCAATTCACCACGACTCATGCCACCATAGAGTATCTTATCCATCTGTGGCCAGCCTGTGCTAACCTGTCCACCACTGTTAAAGTATTTGTTAATACGTCCTGCAGGATCAGCAAAGTAATCTGTACCCATGTCTTTCTGTAAACTGATTTGTACTGCATCTTTAATTAGTTTCTCAACAGGACCAAAATCACCTTTCTCAAGTAAGTCAGCACTCTTTAGTATTGCTCTTTCTAATTCTTGTCGTTTAGTAAAACTTTCAAATTCTTCAAAGAACCAATCATAATGCCCTTGACTTAATTCAGGTATAACTTCAAGATCCATACCAGTTAGTGCTTTAATTTGTGTGCTATCTGGAAGTACATTATATTTTGTTGTATGTTCTTTAAATAATTCTGCTACCGGCCGCAATGATTTATCAAAGTTTTCAGAGTTCATAATATTCATAACTCTAGTATACAACTCGGCATTTGTAATCATCATTTGCAAAAACAACTTTTGCAATTCTACACTATATTCTTTATTATCCGATTGTTTTCTCAATTTTCTTCCTCTGTATTTCTATTTTTATTTTACTCATCGTAGCACTTTGCAAGATGCTTAATAGAGTTGGCAACTTGCCATATCTTACAACAGCATCGTTGACATCTTTAATATCCGATTCCCAATTAGGTAAACTAACGCTATAGCCTAATTCTAATGCTCTATCACATATCTTTAAACCTGTCTTATCTCTATCAGGTACTACAATAATTTGTTTATTTAATGACGCAATTAATTGTGCTTGTTCATTGCTTATATCATCATGCATGATTGCTATACCATCAATGCTTAATGCATCAAATATGCCTTCAGTCAATATACATACTTGCCATTCAGGTTTCTGTATATCAATATTGAACACATATCCTGGTTGTTGTTCATTAATATATTTTGGTATTTTGTTGTCTAAGAATCTGCTAGTGTGACCGACGATTTTATTCTTATAAGTGTAGGGAATTATTATTCTATTTGCGTAACGACCTTTTGCTGTAGGTGTTATTAAGAACGGATACTCATTATAATTTATCCCCCTTGACTGCACATAATCAATGTACACTTTGTGTAATGGATTATTTTCATCAATTAATTCACCTTCAGGTAATTCGTGATCCTTGAATTTGATTTTTATTTTAGTTTTCTTTTGAATTACTATATCAAGTAAATCTTTTTGCTGTAAGCTTTCTAAACTCCACTTACCTATTTGTGTATCATCAATTCCACACCATAACAATAGTTGTTTTGTTTTATAGCTGATGCTTCTACCTAATACAAAGTTACATTTGTATCCACAGTTAAAACAATGCATAGACCAGTTAGTTTGTCCGTCAAACTTAATACCACCTCGCATTCTGCGATCAGGTTTGTGACCAAGATGACTACAACAGATAGCATTAAAGCTATGCCATCCACTAGTTGTTGTTTTTTTCTTGCCGGGAATTATAGATAAAATATCAAACATTAGTAATAGTATAACATACTACGACTGTAATATCAACAACTATGGTTGCTTATCTTACCAATATATTGGTTACTGCGCCGGAATTACTTTCAAATTGCATTCTGACGTACGGATGATATCCTTGAACCACATACCCTTTGGTATCAGCAACATTATCATATGTATCGGTTGTGATAGGATACCAATCTCCATCTACAATAGTAGAGCCTTCAATAGCAATATTTCCATAATAATCAATATATTGTGCTTGTAGAGTTAATATAGGATTATTATTAGTAGAAATAACACTAGTGTAATATATTAAGTTACTATCACTATTTCCATTAGGGGAAGTGTTTGGGAAACTTTGTCCTGTAGGTATACTAACAGAGGCAGAAGGAATAAAGCTAGGTAACACACTATTAACAATATTCAGATCACCACGTGCACCTGCATTTTGGTCAACAAATACAGGATAGTCAAACTCTCCTACTGGTATTTCTAGTGAATAATAACATTTTTGTGTATCAATATTTTCTATATCTGCTGGACCTATAATCAATGCGGCTATACCGGTTGCAGGTAATTGTAATGTTAATGCTTTTTGTAATAATACTGCTCCGCCGGTATAGTTAATAATCCTACATGTAATAGATTTACCAGTTATGTCTACCGGTTTTTGTTCCTGATTTAAGAACTGGAACTGTATTTGATTGTCTACACCTTTGTGTAGGGTCAGTGGTTTGGCATACTGAGGCATATAACTCCTTGGCGAATATCCTGATAATAATACAACAATCTGTCTTTGCGTATAAATGAAAACTTGGGTTGAGTACACAAATGTAATCTCCTATTGTGTATTTAGTCATCCATATATATTAATTTATTAATGGTTTGGGAAGGGTGATAAATATATCCGAGACTATAATTTTAATGATACAAAACGAGTTTTTTAAACGCCTAAGCGAAAATCACCCTTTCATAACCATTTGTTCCTACGCAAATCAGGATTATGTAGGAATTGTCCAGAACCGAGACGATATTGTCACCACTATATACGATTACGGTGCTATAATAGACAATGATGTTAAAGAGAAATTCCTAGAACTAGGAGATGTTTGGTGGTGGGAATCTAACAGATTAATACCTATTAATCTATTTTTAAAAGACGAATGGACTATATTCAAGCCCTATATAAGAACTTTTAACAACAAAAGTCTCACAATACTACATGGTCCTGTTTGTAGTATCATTGAATTAAACAAACGTAGAAGCAAACGCCGTAGCATTACACTAGTAAAACGATTACCCTAATAAGTTCATATGAACTACAACCAATTGTGAATAGGCTAGGCTATGACTTTTCTTAAACACATATCCATCAGTTCCCTTATCCCACACAGTTTTAGCAATCTCACTCCATCTTTCACCGATCAAATGCTTTTTACCGGGACGAATAACAGCTAAAAACATAGCTAATCTTGGGATACTATCTACTGGTTCTGGCATCTTTTGTAAATTGTAGAACTGATTATTCAAGTGAATCAACTTCTCTACAAATACAGGATCTTTTAATTTACTCCAATCAGGTTCATGCATTAACTCTATAAGATGTGCTTCATTACGTACCTGACTATAAACGTGTACATTCAATAAATCTAATTTAAAATAGCCACGCTTTTCTGCCGCTGTATAATCAATACTTGCTATATTGTTTACTGGATCATACGGTACATCTGTAATATATACACCCGTAGCATGATTACGTATAGGCTTAACATTACGCATTGCCGCTCTTGTGTGAGGAATTAACTTTAATAAATCATCTCTTGATCCGAAGTCAATGTCAATATCACTATCTATTCTCATCTTGCTGGTGCCACCAATTCTGCTTTAATTAACTTAGTATACGCTTTTTGAACAACAATAGCTTGTCTTTCGGCATCTTCTACTGCTTTGTGACTAGTACTATGACCACCGTCTTTAAGTTTTACGCCCGTAATGTCGTAAATAGTTCTAGTGTCTCTAATAGTCCAAAAAGGCCAGGGAATAGGATTAGGCTTGTCGCTTGTTTGTCTAAATGCATTTTCCATTACAACTACGTCAAAGCTCGCACCATTACTCCAAACAGCATCACGATTCCAACAGAACTTATAAAGGGTCTCCATGCACTCTTTAAATGGCACACGTCCCCCGTCTCCCATAGCTTCTTCAAGTGCTTCAGGGCTCTGCTCACTCCACCATCGTAATGTGTCCTCATTAATACTCCTATTATAAATCTCTGTTTGATCCTCAACTGTAGGTCGTAATTCTAATCGTTCAACTACACCTTGACCTTTAGGATCAAACCTTACTGCGCCAATAGTTAAGATAACACAATCAGGTGTTGTATCTAAACTTTCAATATCTATCATAATGTGATTTGCCATATTACGCCTGTAATGTTTTCCAAATATATTGTTTCTCTAAATAGTCCTGAAACTTTATTGCTTCAGATTCACTATTAAATACTACACCTTTGATATCATACATATCTTCTAGGTATCTAGCATAGTCCCCGTTAACATCTTGTGCCCAAGTAAGTGCTGTAATCCACATAACATCTATTTCTCCACCACTAAGTACGCCGGACATTATTGCTATACCAACTTCGTAACTACCGATATCGGCAAACAACACAGCTAATAGTCTTTTCTTTGTATCAAACTGCCGGATACTCTGCCATTTAGGCCATGATACTAGAAATTTATTGTTTTGTACAGTAGTTATGGGAAAGGGTGTATTGTTCATTGGAATTTTAATAAAAATATTAGGTACTTCTTTTCGTCAACAATCTCATAACCATCTGTTATGTTACCATTAACTATGTTCATTCTTATACCATATTGTCCTATAAGGTAATCTTCAAAATCGTATGCGTCAAATTCTTTGTTCTGTGCCATATATTCTTTACGTACAAGTTTCAATGCCGCCCAATAATCCCATCGTTTTTTACGTTGTTCTATTAATGGATCATCGTCATCGTAATCTTGTATTTTTGGAATTGATACCATCAACTCCACCTCAACGTAAACATAATGTAATCTTTCTCATATCTAAACTTAAAGCTAACTTTATTTGTATCAGTAACACACCATCTACTATGTCGTCTGTATTTGCCTACATTACTTACTAACCATTGTGTCATCTCATTGTATTTGTCAATGTGTTCTGCTCTAACTGAACATTCATACCATCCTGGCTTAGTATATGCCCAACCAAGTACTTGGTCATAATGCTCATCTATTATTGCCATCTAAGTAGAAACCATTCTAAATCTTTTTTATCACGAAACCAAAACTTAGAATTATTCATATACCATCTCATGTCAGGTGTCCATACTCCATCTACTGAAGTTGGTCCTAATGTGTCAACTATCCATGCTTCCATTTCTTTCCATTTAACACTATTCATTGGTTGTACAGTCAAATACTTTTGACCATAAACCGTACTCTCGCTAAAGTCAAAAGAATTCCATCCTAATGCAGACATTAACACCATTGCGTCAATATCTTTAGCCATTTGATCGGCTACTTGATTAATAATTTCTTCTGTTATATTCATATCCACCTCAACGCAAAATAACTAGCATTACTATCATTGTAAAAAGTAAATCTTGCATGTCGTTTTACAATAGGTTCATGGCTAAAATTGTCATACTTCTCTTGGTAGTAAGCATAATCAAAATCAACTCCTTGAACATAACCCATGTTTCGTAACTCATGTCCTATTTCCATAGTTCTTTTGGCAGTAATATATAGGATAACGTCAGCCACAGGTCAACTCAAATAAAATGGCATCACGTTCATCGGTAAAATAGAAATCCATATATTCTTCTGTTGCATGTGTATAATATCTGTCCCCGGGTAAACCAAATTGTTCTACTGCCCATGCACAAGTTTCATTCCACGTAGGAATATCATGGTTCTCTTGCCAAGATATACGTACTCTAGTACCCGCCGGCATTTAATAATTCCTTAACTTGTTTAACATTCGCAGGATCACGATTAAACTTTAGTGCCCATTGCTCTGGATTAATATAGTCCATAATCATCTTCTGCTGGTCATCACGTAATGTACTTAAGAACTGTACACCACTAGAACTTTGATATAACATCCATGGACTAATTCGTCCTCTAGCTACTTCATAACAGATATTGTTTGGATTACCGTAACGTAAATAATCTCTGCTTTGAATCTTCTCTGCTTCAGCTTTTTCTATTGCTGTTTCAATGCTACGATGTATCGCATCTAATGGATCTTCA